CCTGTGCGGTTGCACCCCCAAAAAATGCTCCCCCTTCGCTTGTTAAATTTATCATTGCTTGATTAACTAAATTTGCTCCAATTTCACCTTTTCTCATAGCATCAGCAAAGGCATCACCTTGTAATCCTGTGATACGTTTAAGCTCAGTTGTAATATCAACACCTCTTTCTAATAATTGTAAATTTTCTTCTTGTTGAAGTTTTCCTTTTGCTCTGATTTGTCCAAATGCAGTTGCTATGCCTTGTAAATCTGCACCAGTAGCACCAGCTATTTCTGACAATCTTTTTGTTGAATCAACTAATTCTTCTGTTTCAAAACCAAAAGCTTTAAGTCGTTTTGTTTGTTCTATTAATTCACTACTTGTAAATGGTGTGACCGCACCAAAGTCTTGTAGCTCTTTTATAATTTTATTTGTTTTTTCAACTGAACCTGTTAAAACTTCTAAACTTTTTCTTTGTGTTTCTAACTCTGCTGTTTTAACAAAAATAAATCTTGCTGTTGCAGCTACAGCCAATGCTTTTAATAATGGCCCTAAAGCACCTGTTAATGTTTTAACACCAGATGAAGCCTGTTTCGCAGACCTACCAGTATCCCTTATTGACCTATTGGATTTATCTAATCGACCTTTTAATTTATTTGTATTCTGACTAAGTTGTTTTGTTTGGTCATTAACTCTTTTTAAAGGGTTGATTGCATTCTGAGCATCAACTATTAATCTTACTGTCGATTGTGCCACAGAAAAAAATAACCTTTATTATATATTACCTTGATTTGGCTTTTTGTCGTTGCATTTCTTTTTGCTCTCTTTCATTCTTATAATCATAATAAGCAACCCAATATATCAACTCTTCTTGTGAAATAGAGTTTCTTAACTCAAATAATGTTTTACCAAGTTCTGTTGCTAGGAAAAATTCAAAATTAAGCCAATTATCCCCTTTTATTCTTTTTTTGCTGAATCAACATCAACCTGTATATCCATCATAAAAAGTTCTATTTCATTTAAAACTTTCTCTGGTAATGACCTTTGTAAAATTGGTGCGTCTGACATGTCAAAAGCAAGTGAACCATCTTCTTTCTGTGCTGTTTTACATAAAAGCTGCGTTGAGACAACAAGTGCTTCATCTGTTCCAGCTAGTTGTTGTGCTTTTTGTCTGTCAAACCTTGTGATTGGTGGAAAATATAATGTTGACAAAACTTTATCATTTGAATCTTTTAATTCATATTTACGTCTTGTCGTCATCTCATCTTTAAAAGCATTGATGAGAACATCTGCTGTTCTTTCTGTTGCCATAATTGGGGTTGATTAAAAATAAATTAGATAGCTGAAGTAATAGTGCCAGATGGCTTAAATGTGATGCTAATAGTGTTTACATCACCTAAAGCAGAACTTTGTTCAAAGTTAGTTACAAGGCCACTGAAGCTAATTTTTTTACTTCCGCTTGCACTATCAGGAAAAAGTTCAAATGATGCTGTTCCAGCGTCGCCTGTTGTTAAAGCAGCGTCAACAAAAGCTGCCGTTTCACCAGATGCCGCAGCGTCATAAACTAACTCAGCAGAACCCTCACCCTCTATAAGTCCACCAACAAAAGATTTAAAAGTGTCACCTTGCACAGTTGTTTCTTGTGTATCTTTGGTAATAGACATAGACCAAGATCTTGTACCTAATACAGGGTTTACTGAAGAACCACCGTCATCAAATTTGACCTGTCCAACATCACCTTTTACAGCAGCCATAACAATTTAAAGAAAGATTTATAAATATATTAACCTTTTTCAGCTTTTTTTACATCTTTTTTTGCAACAATCTGTTCTTGATAATATCTACGACATTGTGGATCCCAATATTTAGGATCTCTTCTACCTTTTACAGCTTCAATTGCATCAAGCATCTGCTCTGTAAATTCCATTTTTACAAGTCCTCATAAATATTAAATGTAATTCTTATTTGTGTTTGAAACTTACCTTCTGGACTAGAAGTTAAAATCTCAGGCCCAATAGGAGAATCAAAAATTACATTAGAAACTGTCACTCTATTGTATAAGTCTCTTAATCTTTTGCCAATCGTGTAGTTTGCTCCTGCTCCTATTCCTTCTTCAGTAAAAATATTTAAAATCACAAGACCAACAACATCATTAAAAGCGTTAGTTGTGTCCCCTTGAGTTAAATATTGATGATTTCCAAAACTTGTTAAACACTGCACAAAAGTATCCTCTGTAGTACTGTCAAATGCCATGTTGTTGAAGATAACAGGAATTGCGGGGCTTGAGGCTAGTTCTGTGGCTAATCTTGCCTCAATAGTGGATCTAACTGTGTTTAAATCAATAGCTGCCATTATGCCTTCCTAAATTCGTTTTTAATATACTCTTCTAATTGTTTGGCAACAAGTTCTGGATAACCTTTAATTGTTTGTCTTCTTGTTCTGTACCTACCACCCCAACTTGGTGGCAGATTTGTTCCATAAGCAACAGGCTCTGCATATTCCACATCAGTAAATACAACACCAATAAAAGGTTTTATGTCTCTATCCCAAGATCCAATTAATCGACCAGTATCTTGTGGTGTAAAAAATTTAATATCAGCTTCTGCTTTAAATGTTGCTTTTCTAACAACCTTTTGGACTTTCTCTCCAAAGTGATCTCCAATATCAGTTAAGTTTATTTCCCTAGCCATATTTACCTCAAGATCAGATCAAAACTAATTGGTGTATTATTTTGCTCATTCGTAATAACTTGAATAATTTTAAATTCAACGCTACTAATCACAACTCTGTCTTTTGTTGTTGGCACAAAATTTATATCTTTTGATGCAATAATTAATCTTTTGTCTTGAGATTCAATTAAATCATTAACTTCAGATCTGTTCACATTGCTTAATGCACCTTTCACTGTTGTGTCAGATATAGATTCAGTTATGGCTCCTGTAGTTGTGTTATAACTTCCAGCAGTTACTTGCCTTATAGTTACATCACCGCCAAGCTTTTTTAATGAAGCACTAGCCGCTTTTTTTAATGCGTTAGCAAGACTCATAATGAATAAGCTATGACCTGACCACTTGCAAGAGTGATACTTGTAATTACACCCTCAATCTCTGAAGATGATTTCATGGTTATACCATTGATTGTTGAAGATCCATTCTCTGTTAAATTTTCAGCAACAAGAGTTACCTCTGCGTTTGATAAACAATGCACCTTACCAAATCTGCCTGTATGGGCATTTGTATCTGTGATGATTATCCCTGCTGGGTATTGGTAGCCGTAGTTCACTTTAAGACCTCTTGATTGATAAGTTTGCTCTACCGCCTATTCTAATGCCCATCAGGTAATGATCAACTATTGGCGGTATGCGATCAATACCAACAGCCCCAAAAAATCTAGGAGTTACATTTAAACTTCCAATACTTACATTTGCAAAATCTTCCAACCCACTAAGCTCTAAACCATTTCTATTATTATTTAAATAAACTGCCAAAATTACTTGAGCTTTTTTTACTCTATCTGGAATCTCAGTATCGGTGTAATAATCAGCAACTAACCTATTTGGAAAAGATAAACCATAAAGGTTTGTATATGTATCAGGTTTTCTTACTCCTGATCTAGGCCATTCAAGAGCCTGTGTATCAGCTACCCTTGCACCTAAAAATTTTTCTCTATCTATTCTCTGGGCTGCTGTAAACAATGCCCTGTTTTTATTATCAGTAGTAGACCCATCCCAAGCAGCATTGTCATCACTTAGAACAAAACCTTCAATGATAGCGTTTGCATCATCAAGGGTGATATAAGTATTGGCACTTGCACCGCCAACAGTAGCATCAAGAGTTATCGCCATTTACTGTAACTTTTT